CACCAAGAGCACTCCCGATCAAACCAGTAGGCCCACCCCCGAGCAACAGTGCCAAACCGCCCACAGCCGCAACACCACCCACCCCGAATTCACTCCAAATCTCCCCAAACACGTCCTTCATAGCATCAAAAATCTGACTCCCAATGCCACCCTCTTTTGTGAAAGCCTTGATGCCAGAAATAATCCCTGGTTTAATTTTCGTCTCCCACCAAGTGGGCCACTCCTCACCTATCCAAGTAGCAAACGAAGCGTACGCATCCTTCATCGCTGGAAGAATCTTCTCATCCCAGGTCTTAACAATCGTATCCCATAGCGGCTTAAGGGTCTTCATGATCGCGTTGCGCTGCTTGTCATCCAGCATAAAGAAGCCGACAACACCCCCAGCCGCAATACCCAGAGGACCAAACATCCCCAGCGTCTCCATGAGCGGACCCAGCGCACCACCGATATCTTTGATCTTGTCAAAAACAAAATCAAACTTGATACCCATCTTGGCAGCTTCCTTCGCGTTAAGACCAAGCTGCTCACCAAAAGCCAAGAAGACCCCGCGCGCGCCCATCTGATCGAATGTCGAAACAGCATGCATCAACGGACCCCACGTCTCATCAGACCCGAGATTTCTCAGCTCCTTACCCACTTCGCGATAAGCCTGCATCTGCTTCTTGACAAGGCCCCTCACGTTGGTTCGAGCAATCCTCCGTATCTGTAACTCAAACGACTCCTGGGCCAAATTGAACGCGTCCTGCAATGTCCGACCCGAACTGTACGCCGACTGCCCATACTTCTTCAGAGCCCCCTCACCCTTCACAGTCATCGCCGCCATCGCCGCGAGTGACTTTGTTCCCGTGTCAGTATTCGAGGCCAACCAACCGAGCCCTGCCGCACTCTGGCCCATGGATTCATTCAATTTGGAAAGCGCGTACTGCACCTGTGGTGTCTTGTCGCCTCCCATCTTGACAAAGATTTCATTGATCTTGGATACACCCTTGACCACATCCCTAGATCCTGTGCCAATAATATCCTTTGCCTCCTCTGTGCTCACACCCAGCTGAGTCAAGAATTTGAACAACGGAGAGTCATCCAGGTTCTGGTCGCCCCCCATCGCATACAATCTATCGACCAGGACAGCCTGCTCCGCAAACATCTTCGCAGTATCCTGACCAAGAGCTGTCGCCTGCTCCTCTGTCTCACCCATCTCACGGAATGCACCCGCGAGCTTATAGGTGGACTCCATAAGGCTTTGAACTTCATCTGCCGAACGAGCCATTGTCGGAGGCAATTTCTCAAAGATCGCATCAAGCGCATCCAGCTGACCCTTGGCACCCTTGATCGCCGATGTTCCGATCTTCGCCGCCTTGCCAATCGCCATGATATTATCCGTCATGACTGCGGCCTGCTTGCCCGATGCCCCCCAACTCGCCACCATGTCGCCCATCATCCCAGCGTAGTCTTGCATCGTCACGCCCGTCGTCTGCGTAACCTTGACCCAGTCCTTCTCAGACATCGCCATCGCATCGATCGCCGACTTCGCAGGTCCACCCGCATCATGAATTGCCTTGAAAGTCTCAGCAACAGCATCAGCACTTGTATTGAGCCCGATCGCCATGCCGACGACCCTGCCAGTCATCTTCCGTGCCTCTTTCCCTGTCAAAGCCATCGATGAGAGAATCGGTTTCGCAGCCTGGGCATAACTCACGGCCATGGACTCCAGACCAGTCGAGAGATTACCTGTCTCTCCCGTGAGCGTCCTCATATTGCTAGCCATTGACGCGATATTGAACTTTTTGGTATCGGGACCGATCTTCTTCCACACTTTACCCAGAGAGGATCCCTTTTTGTCCTGGTCATCCAGCAGATTATTGATCTTATCGAGGTTCTTCGTGGCAGAAGTAGTTGCCGCCTTGAGACCAACATCCCTGGCACCAAAACCAAACGCTGCGCCCAGGAAATTCATCTATCGCCTCGCGCGAACTGGAGTTCGCTATCGACTCCTGCGATATCGCTGGCGAGATGCAGCCTGCTTTGCCTTTTCAGCTTTACGTTGTTCCAGGTCTTGTTTTTTCTCGACAAACCGCTTCCTCCTACTCCACGGAAGAGCCATTATACTGTCGTAGTCGCCGCCCTGTAACTCTTCGAGAAAAAAGACCTCGGATTCCAGGACATCTACGTGTCCGAGGGGAAGAAAAAACCCGCTTGTCCAACATCCATATCAGCTTTCCACTCATGCTGACACGCGGGACACTCGAACTCCACCTCAGTGTCTACAGAACCCTCGTATTCCTCAAAAAGCTTCCTGATCTCATTTCGCTCCCGAATGGAAAGCGACTTAAGCAGGTTCAGCGCTACTCTGTATCCCTTGCCCTCACGCACTACCTCCTGGCGAACAATACTCCCATCTTCATCCACAGCATCAATAGCATCAACACGAGCCAACATCGCGAGGGTGAGAATGTCCTCCTTGCGCTTCGTTCGTTTCGTGAGCCACGTCTCATCTGCGGCACTCATAATGTGCCACACGACTGTCTTCCCCGACTCCAACTCATCCTGGCGCGTCCGCACCATTTGATCTTTCATCTTTACAATATCGATAGTGGACAAGTTCAGCGTGAACCTACTCTGCTCCCTGCAATCACGGTACGGACACTCGATTTTTATGTCGTAATGATCACCCAGGGACGTCCGACGAATCGCAATCAATGCAGCCATACGATCAGAGGCTGTCATTTGCGTGACAGCATTGGCAATATCCCGCTTTTCCGTCAAATCACCAAAACGCTTAGTGCAATTGGCTATGATCTGATTCAGCCGAGGAACGATAGCCCCTTTCCCCGCCAAAATATCCTCCTCATAACCTGTCATCTCTCCAACAACCAACGTGTCATGAAGACCACCCTCCTGATCGATAAAACCACACGGAAGATCGATAGCAAGAACTCCAGGCCCCACATCCATATGGTGAGCCTTCGTAGCCTCGGTCTCTATCTTCGCGCCCTCTTCATCGACAGGAGCCAGCTCGTCGTCGCTTTTAACCTGTTCGATCTGCTTGCCCATCATTCACCTCTTCCACTTCTTTTGCACGGAGGATTTTCATCTCCTCTCGGCGCACTTTGGCATTCCAACCAACCATCAACATACGTAAAACGTCGCTCATTGAACGACCCTTCTTTTTGCAATTCCGCTGAAAAGCTTTGTACTCGTCCATAATAATATCGAAGTTCACCCTCATTTGAGTAAATTCTACTCAAAAAAATAACCCAACACAACAAAAAAATGGCGGCAGAGAAAATCCACAGAAGATTGGATTCTGCCGCCAATAAAACCCACATCCTTCCCCAGGGAGGATCTCTATCCTACCACCTTTTTACAAAAAAAGCCGCGAACAAGTTGACAAACGCTCCCAAAGCCTTTAACACTCACAGCAGGCAGCAATGATACGCGGGGCGATCCCGCGAAGGAGGAAGAGATGGAACCACAAATACAAACCTTTCCTCACGATCCACAAAATGTGTATGAGGAGCCCTATCTGTCTGATCCCGAGATCGCAGAAATTCTCGCCACAGAAAGCGAAGATGATACAGAGGGAGAGCCCTGGATCTCTGAGCCTGGCTGTATATTCGATCCGCTGTGCGAGGCCGAATAACAAAGAAACCCCAAGATGCCGATCGTGATGATCGGAGGAGGAAAACATGGCTGACAAAAAAAAGAAACAGCCCAAGAAAAAGAAACTCAGTTCGAAGACTTCCGACGCACGGAGTCTGTTCACAAGCGCCGATCCCATCTACCGATTGTCCAAGGACATGAAAGAAGCTGCCAAGCTGATGGGGCTCCTCGAAGCGCGGTACTTGGTAGATACCTACTATGCGTACCAGCAGGTGAGGATCCGCGCGGCACACCAGGTCGATCGGTGCGAGGAAGTCCAGGAACCAACCGCTCTCCTGCGGTGGACACACGGAAACTTCGACAGGATCGAGACCGATGTCAAAAGCTCCCTGCGAACCTTCGCAGCTGAATATGCCGTCGGCGAATGGCTCCAGAGCATCTGCGGAATCGCCGATGTCCTGTCCGCTGCATTCCTCACCACGTTCGACATCCGCGAACGTTTCCTCACCGCCTGCTACTGCACAGACAAGGACCAGGATCGGAAGCACGGCAAGGGCAACAGGATGATGCGACCGATCGGCGGATCGCAGAAGGATGGTATCCTGCGATTCCGATGCACTGGACGACGCGGCAAAGGCGAGAAGGAGGATCCCGACGGCACGCCGCCCGAGCAGCTGAAGGACAAGAGCTGCAAGGTCATCCACGAGGTGAAGGTTCGGGATCTCAGAGCGGGCCAAGGCGTCCTGGTCCGACCGAGCACCGCTGGTCACTGGTGGAACTACGCTGGCCTCAACCCCGACATCAGCTGGAAGAAGAAGGAGATGCGCCCCTGGAACGCCAGGGCGAAAGTTCTCTGCTTCAAGGCAGGTAGCTCCTTCATCATGACCCAGAACAGGGATGCGGACTTCTACGGCCACCTTTTCGCCGAACGGAAGCAGCGCGAAGTGAAGCGAAACGAGGCTGGACTGTTCGCCAAAGCCGCAGAAGAGCAGGCCAAGGTTGTAGGGGAGAAGACGGTCGCGTACAAGCACTACAGCAAGGGCAAGCTGCCGCCTCTCCATCTCACCGCTCGCGCGCGCAGGTACGCGGTGAAGATCTTCCTCAGCCACTTCCACGATGTGGCCTACCGAGACTACTACGGCGAGCCTCCCCCTGTCCCCTTCGCCTTCACAAAGCACTGCGATGGAGATCACACCCACTACATCGAGCCTCCCTACATCAACTCCAACGGCAAGAGCCTGCGGCAGCTGTACGGCGAGGTATAGTCAGCACCCAGATCTTTGACAATAGAATAGTACAGCCATTAGGTGTGAAAGAAACATATGAGTGGAGCGCAGGCAGGGTAGTTGAAAGAAACACTGTCGAAGATCGCAGACACGCCCATAGAAAGAAGCAAGTTCAAGGATCGCAGATATCATTGGCAAAAGAAACATGGAAGCTGATCGCAGACATGAGGATGAAATGAAACATCGTTTTCGAACGCAGACACATGGAGCGAAAGAAACACTGGACCTGATCGCAGGCAAAAGGGTGTAGAGAATCACCAGAGTAGAACGCAGACACGGTCGGCGAAAGAAACATAACACCTGATCGCAGACATTCCAACAAAAAGAAACATCTTCCAAGAATGCAGACATCTCGTAGAAAAGAACCAAGGGATGGAATCGCAGGCAAAGGACAGGAAAGAAATACTGTATTGGATCGCAACCAAATCCTATGAAAGAAACACACGGTAGGGAATGCAGACATTGAACAGAAGAGAAACATCAAGCCAGATCGCAGGCACAACAGCGAACAGAAACAAAGCATCCGATCGCAACCAGACCTTCGGAATGAATCATCATAACCGAATGAAGACACACCATCGGAAAGAAACACGATCAATGATCGCAACCAGGGAGACGGAAAGAAACATCAAATCCGAATGCAACCCTAATCCATGATAAGCCATCGATATAGAAAGAAACATGAAGAACGAGCGAATCCATCCTGTGGAAAAGAAACATGAGCATAGAGAGCAACCAGACCCTCGGAATGAAGCATACGGAACGAATGAAAACATCCAAATCGACAGAAACAGAGAATGGAATGCAGCCATCTTAGGAAAAAGAACCACCTAGACGGAACGTAGCCATCATGACGGAAAGAAGTGAGAGGCAGAAACGCAAGCAGAACTCTAGAAAGAATCACTGGGGTGAATCGCAACCAAAGCGTAGAAAAGAATCAAATTCGAGGAATGTAGCCAGACGCCGCAAAAGAAACAAGTTCAGGGATCGCAGTCAAGGTTGACGAAAGAAACATACTATTTGAGCGCAACCATGATGTTAGACAGAAACACAATAAGAAAATGCAGACATAGTGAAGGATAGAGACATGTGAAGTAATCGCAATCAAACGAACCGAAGAAAACATGACAGTAGAATGCAGACAAGCAGTTCGAAAGAAGTACGCCAGTTGATCGCAGACACGAATAGCGAAAGAAACAACAGGCAAAATCGCAAACACCTGGCCCGAAAGAAACATGAAGGAAGAATGTAGACACTTTGGTGAAAAGAAACAAACTGAGCAATCGCAGACAAAGCAAGTAAAAGAAACAGTCTGAAAGATCGTAGCCCGCACTGATGAAAGAAACATACGATTTGAACGCGGCCATAAGGAGAGAAAGAAACATATCCGAAGAGCGCAGCCAAGGAATTAGAAAGAAACAGGCTTGTGGAACGTAGCCATATAAGAAAAGAGAAACATGTTATCGGATCGCAGACATTCAGAATAAAAGAAACATTGAGTGGAATCGTAGACACAACGGCAGAGAGAAACACATGACCGAAGCGTAATCACGTTCAGGGCAAGAAACATAAGCACAGAATGTAGCCATTGAGGGTAAAGGAAGCAGCTTCAACGAACGTAGACAATTCGTAGGAAAGAAACATAGAATAGGATCGCAATCACGCAACCGGAAAGAAACACTAGAGAGGCGTGTAGCCAAGAGTCCAAAAAGAAACAGGTATGAAGAACGCAGCCATGAAATTGGAAAGAAACAGGTTTTCGGAGCGCAGCCATGTTGTCAGATAGAAACAACTTAGGTGATCGTAGGCAATGAAACGAAAAGAAACAGAGCACTCGATCGAAATCATGCCGTCGAAAAGAATCATGGATTGGGAATGCAACCACAGCCCATGAAAGAAACAACTCAGCTGAATGTAGCCACAAAAGGTGAAAGAATTACATAAGCAGAGCGTAACCAAGGTAATCGATAAGAAACAGAAGAATGGAATGCAGCCCAAAAAGGTAAAAGAATCAAATGAGCAGAGCGCATTCACCCTTAAGAGCCCGTTATCCTTGTGGTTTTCGCAATTGTTCTTTTCTCGCCGTATACCGTTGACAAACGCCTCCACAGTCCTTATTAATAGAGATGCAAGATGCTGGGCAAGATGCCCAAGAAGGAGAACGCGATGATAGCCAAGCAAATCACATGGACGATCACGGGGACCTACGAGGACGAGGAAACAAGCCTCAGCGAGACGATGACAATCGAGGCCGAGGACGAGAATGACGCCTGCACGTTTTTCCGCGCCGCCCATCCCGACCTCATGATCGACACGATCAAAGCCGACCAGATCACCCCCAAGATGCAAGGGTGGAGCCGCCTGGCCAGCATCAACCTCCGACGGGTCATCGACACTCAGATCGAGATCGATCGCATGCAGCGCCTCAAGGCCGACGCCGAGATCGAGTTGGAGGACCACCTCTTCGCTATCGTCCGCGAGGCCATCGAGACCCTCCCCGAGGACTGGGAGGACCATCTCAGCGACCTTTTCAGCTACTACAATATCGGCCAGATAGACTACGAACCCATCGTCGAGCAAGTCAAAGAGGAAGTCGCCCGCAAGGCCGAGAACGATGCCAGAAAGCAGGCCCAGCACAGGCTCGCAGAAGAAACGTTCCACAGCACCCTTTAGGAGGATATGATGACATTGGAAAAAGCACACAAACTCGCCGACACCGTCCTGGCCTGCCTGGAGCTGCTCTTCGAGGATGCTGAGGCCGACGGATGCTCACGAACCTACCATAACGGCAGAGAGAACGGCTACGTCGTCAATCTGCGCGAGTGGACTAGCTTCGAGGGCAAAATCATCGAGCTGGTCAAGATGAAACCGCTCGGCCGCACGGTCTTCTTCTCCGAGCACCGAATTTGGGACGGAATCATATGCTACCGCGACGAAGAAGGCCACACCGACGGGCTGACCGATCTCTCCTGCGAAAATACGATGAGCTTCGACCGCCACGAAGCCGCCAAGGCCGCCAAGGCGATCTTCGAGTGGCTCAAGGACGGAAAAGTCGACGAGCGGACCCCGCACCCCGACTACAAGACCTACAACGAGGAGGGTGAGCGCCCCACTCTCCAAATAAAAGAGGAAATCAAATGATAAACAAAATCGAAAAGCTCAAAGAAATCGCCGATGGCATCAACGACGCGGTCAATGCCGAAATATTACTAACTGAAATCTGGACTGATATCGGCCCCTATCGCGATGGACAAATCAGCGATCAAACCCTCCAAAAACTCAACAAATGGATGGATTTCAACGACAGCGAATAAGGAGAAATCAAATGGGCATATCAAATGAATTTTTTGTCGGAGTCTACCTTCTGGCAAAAGTAAAACCTGAAACATTCGTAGAGCGAAAAGGCAGCCGATTCTGCCCCAAAAACAAGAAGCATATAGTACGCCATGATGCAAAGTACTGCCCAACCTGTGGCACCCAGACATCTCGCAAAACTAGCAAGAAAATCCCCTACCTGTATGAGCTTTTAGAGGGTCACGAACGAGAGGAAGATCTCGTAGAGCCATTCACAATGGACGACTTTTCAGACACGCATATGCTTATGATTGGAAACCTCGTAAGTAACAACCTCCCAACAGATATCGATTTCGATGACTACAAGCCCACAGAAATCACCCCCGAACTGATCGACCTGTACATCAAGAATTTCAAGGAAGTCTATGCAGAAGTCATCGAAGTCCTTCGCGAAAGAACTGAATCCATAGAGATCAAATTCGGAGCGTTAAGCTACTGGAGCTGAGGCGCAACCAGCAACAGCGAGACGGCCTCCACATGCCCGCGCACCCTCGCGCGCGTATGCGTGACCCCATCAGGAACAACGAGGCACACAGGCGCTCCTGCTGGCCTGCTCGGACTCGAACCGAGGACATCTGGTGTAGGAAACCAGCGCTCTTCCACTAAACTACAGGCCAATGGCCGAGGCGGAGGGAATCGAACCCCCGTTTCCAGCTCCTAGCTACGCTTACCTGGGTAGAAACCAGGCGCGGCTACGCCCCGCTGGTCCGAGAGGCAGGGATCGAACCTGCGACCTCCTGATCCCAAATCAGGCGTCCTACCACTGGACTACTCTCGGATATCGTTCAGATAGGGGCAGAGGGATTTGAACCCCCAACTTCTGGCTTGTAGGGCCAGATTTCTTCCGTTGAATTATGCCCCTGTTGGCCGGGGAGGAATTGAACCTCCGTCAAGCTCTTATAAGGAGCCCGTTCTACCGTTGAACTACCAGCCAGTTGGGACGACAGGGATCGAACCTGCAACTTCCTCCGCGTCGAGGAGGCACTCTGCCGTTGAGCTACATCCCAGCACCTGGTGTAGGAATCGAACCCACATAAACACGGTCCGTAGCCGTGCGCTCATCCATTAAGCCAACCAGGCATGACTGACCCGACAGGGCTCGAACCTGTGACCTCACCGTTCGGAGCGGTGCGCTCTTCCTCTGAGCTACGGATCATCTCGTGGAGCTGGTCGGGATCGAACCGACGACCTCCTGCTTGCAAGGCAGGTGCTCTCCCAATTGAGCTACAACCCCAAAATGAAGAGGCGACGGGATTTGAACCCGCTATCCCGAGGATCAAAACCTCGTGGCTTATCCAGCTTGCCTACGCCTCTTGAGCCTTCAGACGGATTCGAACCGACGTTCTCGGATTGGCAACCCGATGCACTACCACTATGCTATGAAGGCTGAAAGGACCGACTGGGATTCGAACCCAGGAAGCTTTCGCAGAAGATTAAAAGTCTTCTCCCTTTGACCACTAGGGTATCGGTCCATGAGCCAGCGACAGGCATCGAACCCGCAACCCCCTGATTACAAATCAGGTGCTCTACCAATTGAGCTACGCTGGCCTGAGAGCCCCTACTCGGTACTGCCCCGAGTTCTTCGGCTTGGAAGGCCGACACATCGCTTTTTATGCTTCAGGGGCGTGTGACCCGACCGAGGCTCGAACTCGGACTCTCCAGATTGAAAGTCTGGCGGCTTACCATTTGCCTACCGGGCCAATGACGGAGACGACTTCTCTGGTTTTCTACTGCTGATTACTGAAAGGAAGGAGTCCGCTGAGGAGCCGTCCCCGAATCTCGAAATGGGGAATTTAGATTGTCAAAGATCGCAGTCGAACACAGTGGCTTTTGCCCCTGGGACGCCCGTTTTTTCTTTGCAATCTGTTTCAGACGTCCCATGGTCTTATGGCCTTCCCGCTTCCACGACTGGGCGAGGCTCGGCCTGCCTACCGCCAGCGGGTTGGCGCTTTGTCGTGGCTATTGTTCTTGCCGCTGCCATGTTCGTCTCTCCTCAGCGAGGTGTACGGGATTTGAACCCGTGAAACCCTGATCGACAGTCAGGTGCGATAGTCCAGACTACGCGAACACCCCGAATGTCTCCATCCAATATGGTCGCTCATCCTCAGATTGTCAAATGGTTTCTGCGAACTGGAGTTCGTGATCTAGTAGCAGCGACAGGTGGTCGCAGTGCAATTGCAAGCCGACGTCGTCGTGCCGTAACGAATGCCGTACCCACCCGCCCAGCTGGCGCCGCAGGTCGTGGACGTGTCGGTCATACGCCTGGACTCGGGCGGTTTCGGAGGTTCAATCGGCGGGAGTCTCTTCGCCCCGTATGGCTTCGGCCTCGCCGCGATCTTCGCTCGAACATTCTGCCTCGTTCTGCGACAAGAAACTGTCGCCCTCTTCAGCGGTGTCTGATCCCGAGACTGTACGTTGTGGAGATCATCCAGGACTTTGTAACGAGGCCGCATCTACCGAAGTTTCTTCTTGATCCACGCGATAGCATCAAGAACATCACTATCCCCTACATGCACAACCCCGCTCGATCGCGTGTTGAACCGCTCCTGGGCATCTGGAGCGCCGCCACGCTTGTTGACATCCTTCCAGTACCGCACATCGATCCCAGCGCCACTGACTCGTATCTCGGCCGCACGGAACCCCTTCTGCGCGTTGACAACCTCATCGTCCTTCCACGCCTGGACGTTGTAGTCCTTGGACAGGACTTTTTTCAGTTCCTTGGCAATCGCCTTCAGATTCGGCTTCGCATTGGCGTCGACGAACTTGTGTTCGATCGCCTCCAGAAATTCGCCCAGTTTTGCAGTAAGAATTTTCATCGACTAATCCCAATCATAGCGTGCATTGAGCTGCTTCCCGAATTCATCAAAGCTTTTCATGAGCTTCTTGAACGCACCATGCAACTTGGAATCGCCGTCAAAAACATTGCTTTTTAGCGCTCCCTCAATCCCATATATTCCGTCCGAAGCGCTATAGTATGATTCCCTCATGTCCTGTCCATCAACCGACTTCTTTGCAGCAGATTTCCTCTCGATCAATTCTCGCATCTTACCCTCCTTCTATCGAATCGTCCCATCCTCGATATTCTGCAAAACAGCACGCCGACGCTGACGAAACAGATCACTGCTGGCCTTCACTATGGCCTTGAAGAACGACTCGGCCTCGTCCTCATCCCTCCTGCCGTCAGAAGTGAACCACTTGATGATCCCTTTTTTGTGCTTCTGGAGAATCTTGTTGTCGTCGGCCATCTTCTTCCGAATATTCCGAAGATCCAACCTCTGCTCGATCAGCTTTTTCATCCCTTGTACTCCTCTGCGAGACCCTCTTTCAGGAGCCGATCGCTCAAGTTGATCATTTCGCCTTCACGGATGACCACGATCTCACCGATATATCGGCCGAATTTCCCCTTGTCCTTTTGAGTAGTCACAAGCACCTGTGAAATGCCATGAAGGAAATCCTCCACAAATGCCTTCGCCTTGATACCCTCGGGACGCTCCTCACCGCGAACTTCAGGAGTATCAATTCGGGCAAGACGGACACGCTGTCGAGTATGAACACCAAATCCGCAGTCGATCATCAGATCAAGAGTATCCCCATCGACAACTCGTAGAACCTTCGCAGGAAATGGCCTGGGCTCCCATTTGATAGCACCCATATTGCCTCCTACACGCTGGCGACAGCCTGTCGCGTCTCCTTCTTCGCCTGACCACTGAGCGCCCCACTCAGCGACGCATCAGCCTGAACCAGCGCCAAGATCAGCGCATTCTTCACGCCCATCCGTATGGAATCCTCCAAACCTGCACGCTTGGCAATATACTTCTCGTTGGCCTTGAGCAACTTTTGAAATTGGGGCGCCTCCCACATCGCTTTGACCATGCGATTGATCAGCGACTCGCCGATCGCCTCGGCCAAAGCCTCCGCGTCGCCCTTTTCTTCCACAGAGCCGTCGCTCTCGGATTCCTTGCTCTCATCCTTCCCCATCGCAGCCAGCTTCTTTTTCGCATCTTCCAAGCGGGCCTTATCCTCCGCACTAAGATTCTTTCCCGCGCGATTGATGTAGAAGTTGAGACGCTCCATGGCCTGGGCCTGATCCTTGGACTCCTTCATCAAACCTGATGCAATCTTGCCCGCATCCTGCTTGAAAAATCCCTCGGGCGGACTCCACTTGGTTTTCACCTTGGCGCTCCACTTTTCCTCGTCCATCACCGTCTCGATGCTTTCCATCAGATCATTGATTCTGCTCATCGTCCTACCCTTTCATCAAGCCAACCGCTCGATACTCTTGATCGGGACTTTGCCCTTGCCCACGATCTGATAATCGCGCGTTCGCCCCGACTTGAGCGTCTGCACGAGATTCTTACTATCTACCACAATTTTCCACAAATCCCTACCCTCGGTCCCCCCAAATTCACGCCCAAACCCCTCGGCACGGTCTGGACTATTCGTCACAAAAATACCCGACGGGACAGCCTTCACCCCCTGATAAATCCTGCGATCCTTCGCGGGCCGAGCCGTGTAGACCGTAGTAGGCTTCCCAGCCTTGAGCGTGCTGCCAGGCTGACGAATCTCGTTCACCAGTTGGAAATAGGCAATCTCGACATCCTGATCATCAAAAAAGTCAGAATCCCCCGCGTCCAACACGTCGTCAACCTCGCGCGGCCCAAAGTAAGTAAAACCAGGGGCATTTTTTGCAGGCTTACTCCCTTTATGGACCATCACATACGCGTGAGTCACTGGCGCATATATGTTGTCGGTGCTGTACTGCGGACGAACCGTCAGATTCACATCGCGTCCAATCTTGTCCACGGTCCGCGCCAACCCCCTGCCAAGCTTGTGCATATTCTTGAGGGAATCTGTAAATCTTACCTTGAATTCCTTGTCGGGGTCGAAGTCGACATTCCCTTCGCCATGGCGCCGCTCAGACCAAGCGTACAAATCATCAATCTCATCACGAAGCGCATCCTCGTACGCGCGCATGTCAAGATTGAAACGCCCCGCTGACTCTAAAAGAACGAACCCCAGTTCGTCAGTAAGGCGCCTCAGCATCTAGCGACCTTTCTTCTTTGCCAGCTTTTTAGTGGCCTTGGCCAGAGATGCTTCAGCCTTTTTGAACGCAACAGGATCATCAGATCTCAATGCAGCCTGCATCCCCTTGAGCGCAGGCATCAAACGCTTGCCACTCTTGCTACGACTGGCCTTCAAAATCATACTATCAGTCTGGTTCAAAGTATCGTCGCGGCCTGGGATCTTGCTCTCCGCTTTTTTCTCTTTCTTGCCCTTTTTACCCTTGCCACCACTGGTTTTCTTCGCACCACCAGACTTCTTGGACGGCCCTTTTACATCCTTAACCTTGGATGCAGCCCCACCGCCACCCCCGAGCGCGCTTGAGATCTTGTCCATGATCCTGCCCAGGATTCCTTTTTTCTTGGGAGCACTCCCGCCACCCTGAGCCTTCGCACCCTTGGGCGCGCCCTTCTTTTCCTCACCGCCACGAATCTTAGGAATAGGACTGGACCCATCAACGGGAAAGAAATGCCGCTTCCCGCGCACGGTCCTCCATACACCAATCTTGCCCAGGCTAGGAATCTTCCACAGATTGTCGCCCTTCTTGCCAACAGGCTCGGTAAACGCCTCCTGGACCTGACCCCTGGTGTTTAGATAAAGCATCCCCACCTGGCCGTAGTAGAGCTTCTCCCTCTTCTTTTTCTTACCAGGCTTGATCTCGTCAATCTTGAAGACCCTTGCGCTGCCATACGGCCACGGACGTGTCCCGTGGCCCGCAACAACAAAAGGCTGCACAGTGCCCGCAATATTACCCGATGTCGTCGTCATCGATAGTAACCGTCCTTCATCCGCATCGCCCAGTCACGGAACACGCTGTCCGAGGCTCCCTCCTCTGGAATGCTCTCGATTGCCTTCTCCGCCTCGTCGACCGCGCGCCGAAGATGGTCCTCGATCCGTGATGCTGCATGATACAAACCATTCGCAACCGTCCAGCTCTTCGCCTTCTTGGCCCGCGACTGCATCCCTCCAGCGAGCCCGTCCAGCTCTTTCGCCTGCTTCTTGATAAAGTCAGTGGCAGACTTGATCAGCCGCGTCGATGCCGCACCTGAAGCTGCCTCATCGATCCCCTCGATATTCTTAGCTTGCATTTTATCAATTACATCTCGCATCACACCATCCTTTCGCGTCCTCATGACACGTATTTTGCGAATCTCCGCGCAGATTCCTTGGCGTCATCCATGTTTTTTATAGGCTTCTTGCCATGTTGCCTAAACAACGTCTTGTCATCACCGAAATTTACCTCGAAAATCATGTCGCCGATCCCAAAACCCTCTATGGCCCGATGACTCCAGCCGTACCACTTCTGCTTCTTCTCCGAGAAACCAAGACCATAGCCGTCACCCGTGCTTACGATCCCGTGGATCTCCTTGAACCTCTCCAGACCCTTCTTGGCCTTCTCTTCGAGGAGCCTCCGCATAATTACCTGCCAGCCGTAACGCCAACGCCAATAGCGAGATTGGTAGCGTCCCGCTTGATCTGGTTGAGCTTGACGATGAGATCGTCAATCTCTCGGGACTCCTTCTTGTTGGCCTTGCCCCACTTCGACGGTGGGATCAACTTGAGCGCTTTGACCGCAGAACCAGCTGACGAAATCGCCACCTTCAATGAACTATAGACCTTCTTGTTGTCGAAGCTCGCCTCTTCCAGATTTTCAGCACCTTTGGCCGTCAAATTTTCGATGATCTTTTTCATTTTCTATTCCTTTGAAACGTTCTCCAAAAAACCTGGAACGAAGCTCATGTACCGCTTGGCTTCGGTCCACATACCATTAGAGCCCTTCTGCCCAGCAGCCGTCGCAGCATTGATCAACTCTTCCATGCCAACCAACTTAAACATCGTCGTGCCAACCACGTGATACTCTCCCGACTGCGCCTTCTTCATCCGCGTAACAGCACCCCTCTTGGGCATAAATCTTTTCAGTATCCTACCAAAGTCCAACGCATTCCCACGGACAAAACCAAACACAGTAATACTACCGTCCTCCATGAGCAAACGTCTGCCTTCGATCAGATCACGCATCCGCATTCGCCTTCGGGCGCAATATTACGCACGCACCATTCTTGGTCTTTACAACTTCTACAGAATCCACATCACGAGCCCCATTGAAACGACGAGCAACCTGCGCGCCCACCGACATCGCATGCCGTCCTTCCATGATCATCAGGAACGACACCCCAGCCTTGACCTTGGATTCAAAAACTGTCTTGCCGATCTCGCGCCCCTTCGTGGCCCGCTCTCCCTGTGTCTTCATCGACCGAAACAACCGTTCCTCGGTCGCCGACAAGATCTTCCTGCGCTCAGGATTCGGTGCATCCGCAATGAAATCCTGAAGCTGGTTTGTAAGATGTTTCATCAGCCTTCCTTCCATCGCCAATATGCGGACTCGCTGCCGAAGTACCGCTCCGTCTCGCTCTTGCCATAGTCGGGATCCAACTCATCGTACTCTGGCATCTGCTTCTTCAGCTCCTTCATCACCGTCTTGATGAGAGGCCAGAGATTCTTGCTCGGATCAAATGCCTTCTTCTTACGCTTCCACTCCGCCTCGATCGTTATGCCATCTCTCGGTGGCACGGGAACCATCACCACACCAGGGTCGCTCTCATCTGGGCTGAAGTTGTCCACCGTAACACTGCAAACAACACCATCACCATTCCCGTAGGGATAGCAGGACAGACCAAAGTCGGCAGTGGCCGTCTCGATCAACTCGTCGCTGATGCCGATTGGATATCCATAATCAGCCTCCAGCTCATTCCCTATGTATGCCTCGCCGCGCTTGCCCAAGATCTGCTTGTCCAGCGCCAATGCTTGAGTGATGACCCACCCTCTTGGAAGCATGCGAGGAATCTCGGAGATCCGAGCCTTCATGGCCGCACCGATCTGCTTGGCCATCATCTTATCGGCCTCACTTGCGCGCTTGCGCGTGCGACGCTTCCGAACCTTCTTCGCCTTGCTCTCGGCGATGAATTTACCCAGGCTCTCGATCAAATCCCTCATCAATAACCTCATTTCGCCTTATGACGAGCCTCTTCATTCTTCTCGACCAAAGCACCATAGAGCGCATTGAGCCCCATCGCTATCGACTGAGGATGAAGATCGTGAACCTTGGCCGTATCCTCAATCTCGACAGGCTCAGAGATCCCTACCGACATACGGCCAACTTTCCAAAATTCCCACTTATCACCCTTGCGATCTATCATTGCATCAAGCTGCCAATTATCACCGACAAAACGAACACCACCAATCGATCCGCCTCCGCCCATCGGAGGAATGCGGATCACCTCCATCTTGAGTCCCCTGTTCTGCTGCCGAAGATACTTCCTCGCAACCACCAGCACATTGCCCAGAAAAGCCTGTTCGGCATCTTTGAGCTTCTGATTGATCGAAACAACAGCCTCGGCCAACGCCTGAGATTCCTCATCAATCTCCTCGGCATTCTCAGGGCCTGATTCCAACAGCATATCCATCCCAGCCAGATATCGCATCTCCCTCATCGACCGTTCGTCCATCGTGTCCTCCTGATCAAACCAGTCACACAAAGATCCAGGGGAGGCAGCCCCAAAGCTGCCGTCCCCCCTTCATACTACTTCAGCCAACTGCTTCTAGGAAGCAGTATCAATGATCTCGCCCATCAGATGCACGCTCGCGAGCGAACCAGCCGTGCCCGTCGAATCCGCCGAAGTCACCTTCACGAAGACGGTGGAATTGGCAGGTATCGCAGGTTTGGCCACTGCACTCAGATCGATAATGAGCATTTCATTGATGGTGACAGCCCCTGTCAATGCCGTCGCCGCCAAGATCTCCGTACCACCAGTCGTGATGCCGATGGTGATCTGTGCATCTCCTGCGATGGTACCACCCACGCCCGTTATCTGGACGACAGCCGTCACGGGAGCCCATTGGTGGAGAGCATCCCCGCCCAGGGCCACACTTTGCTCGTCGTTAAGCGTGACAATGTCGAGGGCCGTCACAGTCTTACGAAGTTTGTCGCCTAAGTTGTTGAGCACAGCCGCCACGGACTCTCCTTCCGAATTCGAATCATTCGAAATTTGAGAAGCCTGCGGGATTGCACCAGCGTTTCGAATACTGTCGGCCGACGGTGCGTCTGCTGCATTTCTTCTAGTCATTTCTCTCTCTCCTTTTTTGGCCGCCTCAGCGACACATGTTGATTCTATCCTTTGCGGACCAGTAGATCTTCAAGTATGTACCGCCCGTCCGCGTGCGATGCAAAATCACGATGCGCGACAACGCCTGGCCCAGGGCGACCCCTTGGCTTCATCGTCAGCCCATCAATTTTTCGTTTCTTTTTGTTCAGCCCCTTGGTAGGGAAGCGATAAGGAACACTCGTAAGTTCACACAACCACGGCACCAACAACCGAATCGCCGCCATCTGTGGCGGAGTCGGCGTAACGTAACGCTTGGGAACCGCCTTCAAACCCCTGCGCTTAAGAAGGGACTGTATGCCCTTGTTGATACCCTTCCTCGTCTTCAGAGCGGGTACCCACGTCCACCACAGCCGCTTCAGGGTGTTGTACCAGATCGCCTTGTCGTTCACGAATATCGGATTGTACGGATTCACTATCTCAATACCAAAGCTCGTATCATTAAGCTGGTTCGCATGGACCATCCGATCGCGTACAAGATCGCCATGGCAAGAAAGATGACCCGACGGCGCCAGAATAAGCTGCACTCCATATCCTTTTTTCTTGAGAGTGTTCTTGCATCCCTGGGCCGTATTACCACAAGTCTCATGCAGCACAAAATGGATCAATTCACCAACGCGCTCACCATGCTTGAAATGGGGCTCGTCATCCTCCAGGTAATTGCTGGCCGTCATACCAGCCGCCAAAAACTCAGACGGCAACTCAACGCGCTCACCATCTACGATAATCGCATTTGAAAACTTGGAATCACTCAGCTTCCCATAGGGAGGAGGTGTGGGAGGCTTGGGTAAACTCGGATCCTTCGGAGGGATCGGAACCTCCACAGACGTATCGCCCTCGGCCTTCATGACCGCACGGAACGTCTTCGGCCCCATCTTTCCATCAACCGTCAGCCGATTTTCCAGCTGAAAATTCGCCGTCGCCCACGCAAACAAATCTGGCTTCGCCTCAGACCACGGCCACGGCATATCGCCCACATCGTAGAGCTTCCCACACTGCGTAGCGTTGTAGCGTATCGCTACAGTCAGTTGAATCTTCGTCAGCATCATCCCACCATCAAGCCCGCGCGCGATGCTCGATCCCGCACTCGGCTCTTCTTTATTTTTTTGAACATCCGATTCATCGATTTCACTCGCGTCGTTCCATCTGCCGTCCACTGGATCGGATCCAACGCCGTCCTCAGCTTTTGCACGTTCGCATGCTCAGGATCATCCACAGCGTCCTTCAAAATCACCTCCTGGCGATACCAGAACCCAAACGCATGTCGCGTCCACTCGATCGTGAACTTGATATTCTCACCGTTCGCAGGAACCGTCACATAAATCCGTATCGTCCCAATGTCACGATGACGACGGTTCAACAGCGAACCCACCAACATCATCGAATACTCCGACGTACCAGTTGGCTTCGGAGATACCAGCTCTCGCTTAATCCGCCCCATCCGCAGGAGCAGATCACGCACCATCGCCATGCCCGTTTCCGTGGCTACGATTTGAGGAGAAACCTCTGGCGCTTTGGGAACAGATTCAGCCACTATTTATTTTGCTTTCTCGACCGCCTTCACGATCGCTGCCATCTCTTTCACAACCTTCTTGATAGTGCTTCCGACCTTTTTAACATCTCGCACATCACCAACCTTGACCGATTTGCTCGCCAAGGAATCGCGCCCCTTATCTATTTTCATCCCCTTGGATTTCATCACTTTTTGCTGTGCCAGACTGAACTTGTCGACATGCGCCACTAGAGCAATCTCAACCTCCTCGGCATCAATCACCAACTCTCCATAAAGAAACCAGTAGCCGTCTGGCGACTCAATCAAGGTCGAACTCGGCTCGGCATCCTCGGGCTTCCATCCTGAAATCTTGACCCACTTGCGAAGGTCAAAACCATCCTTCTCCAGCTTGTCAGCCTCGGCATTCGTCATCTCACCAAGTGTCCGCAACCTTTCAATCAACTGCCTCATGTCGCCTCCTACGGAAGATGGATCGTCCACACCTTGCCACCAGACTTATGGTCCACATTCGCATCGGGATGCTTCTTCTGGATCTCATCCGCAAATTTATCAAACTGCTTCTGGCCGTCCATCCCCGCATCCACCTTCGTGGCGATCGTAATGCTCTTGCCCTTCTTTGTGATCTTGCCGAACTGATCCTTGCCCAGGATCTTGTGGAGGAGCTTGTACACATAGGCAACAGAAATACCGCCACCAAGAACACCCTCTGTCGTCAGTCTTTCCAGTAGATCTCTCATCCGAGCAGCTCCTTCGGCTTATCTTCCTCGTCCTCTTCGGATGTATCATCCCAATTTGGACCGTCGTCATCCTCATCATCGTGGATAACCGGCTGCCCATTGCCGTGACGCTGACCAAGAACACCAGTCACCGCCGCCGCAACTTCTGCGCCTTTTTTGATCGACCGCTCTGCGGCCTTCGCTGCCCCCTGCGCCCCGTGGTCGGCTATGCCTTGGCCCAGGATATAGGTCCCCAGGATACCCAGCACGCTGTAGACCGTCTTCTCGTCCACAGGATTGCCAAGCAGCGAGTTTACGACCATACCAACCGCCGCCAGCAACGTGACAAGCAGCTTCTTCGACTTCAAACTGTTCAAATCCATATCTTCCTCCCGCGAACTGGAGTTCGCTACTCCATAAAACCAGTTTTGGACCAATCCTTGGCCATTTTCATCAGGGCCTCATGGCCACTCGCACCCTTGAAGGAATCTTTGAACGCAACCCCCAGAGGTTTGGCAATCCGAGCGACCCAGCGATCCTCGCCCATTTTGATAATGTGGATCACCCCACCCAACAATCCTTTATCCTCCTCGACACTTTCCCCGCGCGCGCGACGCGTCTCATTGCGCCACGCATCACTGGCCTTCAGGAACGCATCGTAGGCCGCCTGGGTCTCCTTGTTGAAACCCTTCCCAGTGTACCTCTTGTCCTGGTAGTCCTTGCCGTACTGCTTTCTGAGAGCCTTCTCGAAGCGATCCTCGGCATCCTTAGCCGCGTGGTAGAATTTGAAATTGACGGTGCCCTCTTCCACTGGCTCCTCGGATCCGATATTTTCGCCGCCCAAGATGCGCCCAGGATCAACACCCGCATTCCGCACCATCTCCTCAATTATCAGATCTTTGCGACTCATATCATTTTCCCTTCTTGGCATCCCTATCGTACGCCTTGGCCAGCCACTTAAGACCACCTCCATCACCACCGATTGCTTGATCCAACAGCTCGGAGAAGTGATAAATGTCGCCCATAAAATCCAGGGGAGGAATCTTACTCAGATCCTTGATCGCAGCCTCGACGTGCGCCACCGCACTCTTGGCAAGATCTGCCCGCTTCTTCAGGTTTGCAGGGGTCTTGGGCGCGAGATCCTTCTTGCTGCGTGGCACCTTGTACATGGCCTCTGCCACTGGCTCGATAGCCTCCTCGGGATCCCCTTCAATTTCAGCATCATCACCAAGGATCTTCTTGGGGTCTACACCAGCGTTCTGAACCATCTCACTGAGCAACTGTTTTTTCGTTCTTGTGATCATGATTTACTCCCATCCATAGTCGTCTTTGCAGACCTTGAACGCCTTGTCGAATGCCTTCCGAGCCGTCGGAGCAGATCCCCTGTCAGCGAGCGCCGTCTTGCCACTATCCTGGCGCTCTTTGACGCTGTATTCGTATTTCTCGGGCTGACCATATCCCCCCATGGAAAAGATGCGAATCTCTCCCTGCGACTTGCGCTTCGCCTCGTCCAGGCCATCGGCGTCCTCGCCAAGTACCTTCTTGGCCGCCGTGGTCAGCGCATCAGACACCGCCGCCATGTACTTCTTGGCCTGCTCGTCCTCCTTAGTGACGGTGGCGAGCCCCTTGAGGAGCTGCACCATCTTGAAGAACGCGTCCTGGTCTCTGTAGTCAGTGTCGCGCAGAGCCTTGATCGCACCCTCGGTCTTGGCCTCCTCATCAAGCAGGTTGGACGCCTCGGCCAGAGATGCAGCCGCATCGACAGTGTTGGCATCTGTGGACTCGTCCTGGGGCTTACCATCGATTGCATCCCCCAGCTCCTCAACCAACCCCTTTCGCATCACATTCGGCACACTAGATACAGAATCCTCCGCGCCATCTTCAACCTGCCCATCGCCCTCGATCGCATTGCCCAATTTCTCAATCAATTTTCTCATGATCTTTTCCCTTCAAACATCATCTACTCAGATATGTTACCCGCTATAACGGGTTTGTCAACCAATGGTCTCTCTAAAGTGGCGACAAAAGCGTAAATTCCGTCACCGCCCACGGTTGAATCTCCAATTCCGCAATGCTGACCTCGCCGCCCTTGGCGTCAAAATCAGATCCCGCCTTGTACCGTGTAGGAATACAATCCCACAACAGCCAGGCTTTTCCAGGCAAAAACGCAGCTGACTCCCAGGCTGCAATACCAATCTCGTCGTCCGTGTGACCAATATTCGTGAAATGAAGAAGCAGCAGGTTGCGATTCGTCATGTCGAACCCACGGATCGCACGCATCATCCACTGCCACATCGTGTCATCGTATCCAAGAACTCCACGCGTCAAAGTGATCGGCGCCACGCCGCCACCCGAGTACGCACTGCGCTTGTACATCGAGTTAAGCTGCTTGATCTCGTCTACTTCAGCTGTGTATTCAGGCGTAGTTATTGACTGAAACCCCAGAATGGGAGCGCCCAATACAAGAAAGGGAAACGTCGCACTTGGCACCACATCCAGAAGCCAAAAGCGATGGTTCTGCATGAAATCTGCAATGCGCGACCGTGCCATTCAACGCTCTCCTCCCTTGGCTACGCAGGCTTCGGGAATACGTCAAATGACTCCAGGGAGAAATCGACCTCAGCCAGGGAAACCTCCCCCGACATCGAATCAAAATCACCAGCAGGCTTGGCACGCGTAGGAACACAGTTCTTGCATTCAATGCGACGGAAATCGTCTCCCGCCTCGGCCTGCGTGGCCGATGCCATTTCAGTCCGCTGATAATGATAGATCGTGACATCGCAACGGTACTCGTCCCCGTCGACCGAGTCGCGGACCCAATCATAAAACGTGGTGTCCGATTTCGCTACACCGCGCATCAGAGTGCCGTCAGAGACGGTGGGTGGCCCTGGATACTTCTGCGTCCACTGAAAAGTACCCTCGCGGTACTCAACAGCTTCGACAGTTAGCTCAGGGATCGACACACTCTGAAACCCAGCCTCCCCAGCTCCATCAAACTCACCTGGACGATTAAATACCAGGGGAGTTGCCCCATCGGATTTGGTAGCTGTTACATGGAACCGAAATCCCTGCATCAGATCATCGACTGCTGCTCGTGACATTTTCTTCTCCTTAAACCGGCGACCGCTCCATGGTCGGCGGCAGATTTTCTTCGCCAATTATTCCAGTCTGACTCGGTACCGTCTGACCCCACCCATTGCCAATAACGAGACCGACCCGGCCAATAAGATCGTAGTCATACGTCGCCAGAGCATTCACCGCGCTGAAACTCCCAGGAGTATTGAGAGTAATTACAACTGCACCAGTGAGGTAATCAATCGTTCCAGACCCCCCGCCACCGCCTGCCCCAACAAGAATGCCATCCGACGCTGGATCCGTGAAAACAACACTGCCCGCAGTAATCGAAACAGAGCCAGGATCCACACGACCGTTTACCAATTGAAGATTGTAAGTGGCCGTTATACCATCTCCAGTCACTCCCGTATCTTCTGCTGCCACCGATACCTCAGCATCGACATTTTGGTCAGTTTTTACTCTCACCTTAAATGAGGGTGGGACCAGGAAGCCATGATTCGTCTGCACATACGAACCACTCGTAGAGCCAGTCTCCGTGTGAATCAGATATTCAACATCGTCATCATCAACAAGATAAATTGACACATCGGGAGCTGTTGAGCAATCAAAATACCACCAGACCTGTTCTACTCGCATCCCCTCCAGCTCAGGCGCGGCCCATTCACCAGCCGCCGATCCGCCGATCCACTTCTGGATACGACCACGGTACAACGTCTCCTCTGAAGGAGTGCCATCTGGGGGCAATCCCAGAAATTTATTGCCAGAGTAGATCTCCTGAATAGAAATATTCGGATTGACCCCTGTAGTCATCAAACTCCCCTATCTATGCGTTATGACAACGCTTTCTGTTGAAATCTGAACACGATAAACTCAGCTGGTTTGTTCGGCGCAAGTCCCACGTCGCAGAACACCAGCCCCTGATCCACAGTATTCTGTGGGTTGTTGGTGCGATCACACGTAACGTAGAACGCCTCCTCGGGGCTAGTTCCAGCGAAATATCCCGCCTGGTACAACCCAAGCAAGAAACTCGTAAGCTGTGTCCGAATTGCGGACCACAATGGCGGCCCATTATTCTTGAAGACATGGCTGTGTGTCGCATTGAAGACCGACTTCTCGACGAACATGAACAGCCGCCGCATCTGGATGAACGGCCACTCACCGCCCGCAATATCCAGGGTCCTTGCACCCCACACACATCGTCCAGTGTGTGGCCACTGCACGAGGCAGTTGATCTTCTCTGGATAAGCAACGCCCACCTGAGTCGGCGTGAGATCCAGCTCAAGACCAATGGACCAGTTCAACCGTCCATCGTTCGTGCCCGCAGGCGCCTTGCCGACATTCTTCGAAATATCGGTACGCGCGTACACGCCCGCTACGTGACCACCACATGGAACGTCCGTCGCCACCTCAGTTACAGGATCGATGATCTTGATGTGTGGGTAGTACAGCGCCGCGTAGGAAGTGAATTTCTGCAACTGGAACTTCTTCCAGTTGACCGCTTCCTGCGGAGTAAGTCCCGACGGAACAGTCAGGATCACGAACTTATCCTTGACCAGCTCGGCATATGTAATCAGTGCATCAGCAACCACCGTGTCGGTCTGGAAGTCAGAAGCGACCAGCTGCATGAGCGCATCAACCTTGCCAAACGCCCACAGACCCCTCTGGTCGGCCGCGAGAGACGCCCCAACCACATCACTGGAGGCAATGGCCGCACCGTCCAGGCCGCCCGTCATCTGCCCCTCAATGCTCGTCGAGGGATAGGTGTAGTAGGAAGCCACCTGTGCGGATGCTCCAGCAGGACCGGCCGACGGGAATCCCGTCAACGCCCACGTCAATGTAAAAGCGCCCGTGGTGTAAGTGACCTCATTGGTGCCATTGGCATCAAGGCCAAACTTCTGCGGATACCCCGTCGCCTGCGTACTCGCAACCGACAGATTACCGTCGCCATCATCCTCGATCGCCACCGGAACAGCATACGCTGCTTCGAAATAGATCGGGAAGCCACTCGCGAAAGTAGTCGAGGAAGCCGTCAGGTCCAGAGTATCATCCGTGGTCCCAGCAGCATCACTGATCTGGCCCGTGGTATAGTCGATCGTACCAACGGCGTTCGCCGTCCCAGCTTCGACGAGGTTGCCAGCACCCGCAACACCCGTATCCTCGATGTCGAAGAATTTACCAAGCGTATCCCACTGGGTAGCGGCCACACCAGCTTCGGCTGCACCAGCAGCATTCACGAAATCGATGGAAGCAGGGGCTGCCGCAACACTCGTCACGACGAATGTGCCGTCGTTACCAGGAGTCGTCGCACCTTGCACCGTCACAATGTCGCCTACAGCCGTACTTCCGAATGGATTGGTCGAATCAGCCAGCGTCACAGTACCCGCTGCGAAAGCAAACGATATCGTCACACCAGTGTTGGTTGCCACGTCGCCCGTGCGCGCCGAGATACGAACACTACCAGGCGTAATCGCCGCAGGTGTCGTTGCCGTCCCAGGAGAAGTGATTGCCGCCGTCGCCGCACCACCGCCCGTTCCAATCTGAGTCCCATTGACCCAGTGAATCGTCGAAGCCGCCGCGAAGGTGTCTGCAAGGCCAGCACCGCTCACATCCAAAGTATTCGCCGTCACGCCCGTCGGGTCAGTGATTGCACCTGTCGTGTAATCGATCGAACCCACTACAACACCTGTTGAAGTCTCGACCAGATTGCCAGGACCAGCCACGCCAGTGTCGATGATGTTCGTCTTGCCAACACCCGTCAGCTCGCAAGAAATGAGAACCGAAGGAACAGCAGGATCCATCGCCAGCGGCAGCAAGGTCGTGTCGAAGGCATCTGGGCCAACTACAACAGCCGTAGCCAGAGCGCCCACAATGGTCGCCATCAAAGGCCCACCCTCCGCAAACGTGAAGCTCGCATCAAAGGTCGTCGGGAAACAGCCATTCGTCAGCTCGTAGTCCCAACCCTTCCATTTGCCGTTGTAGTAATCAGGCGTCACTACTGACGAGGCATCCGAGTGCACCATCGTTGCCGAAAAGTCCTCAGCCGAAACTGAAACACCCGCCAGGGCCTCGGGATCCATCTCGTTGCCGTACTCGACAACCTCGATGTAGTCCGATCCGCCTATATCGGCATTGATCACTGTGGCAATGTAGTTCTTGCTGTTTGTGTCAGAGAAGTCCAGATCCGTGAACTGCTCAACAGTGCTCCAAGAAGGAGTCCCTGTCACACCCGCGTCAGTATCTTCCTCAACCAATACCGTAAACCGGCTATACGAAGCCGTGGCGTCAGTGAGATAATCGCTGGACCCAGGAACGATCGACACGCGATAATAATTACCCGCAAGACCAGGCCACTTCATCTGGAAGCGGAAGATGGTGTAGTCGTACACCGCTTCGATGTCGTTCGCACCACCAGCGTAATCGCCTGGAACCGCCAGAGTAATCGAAACCTCACCCGTCGTGTAATCGACAAAACCAGTCCCACCCGACCCACCGCCACCAGTCGCCGTCAACACACCATCGCCAGCAGCGTCCGTAAAGACGTTATCTGTGACTGCTGCATTGAAGGTGATCTCGACCGTCGTGGGCTTCGCGGGAGGATTGGAAAGCTGCAACGAATAGATGCCGCTCGCCTCCACTGTATTGCCCAAGTCATCAGGAGCCGTACTCGGGATCGAGTACAAGAAATCCCAAAGACCATCGGCCGCGTCGCTCGCAGTGACACGCACGACATACAGCTGCTGACCACCATTCTGGAAAAAGGCATACGCCATCGTCGGCGTCAGACCCTTCTCGGTAAAGGTTCCGAAATTCGTCACGAACTCAGCATAGCTCGTGCAAAGAATCGGCTCGTCTACGAGCCCCTTCGTGGTAAACCCAATCAGGCCAAGAGTCGACGTCGAGACGCCACTGATCGGACCAGGTCCACCTGGAACTTCCTTGATATAGATACCAGGATGTGTGTATTCTGACATTGCTCGTCTCCGTGTTGTCAAACCACCCTATTTGTGGCGTTTTTTCTTCTTCTTTTTCTTGGAATTTTCACCGCCCCCTGGGTTCTCATCGGGGCTTCCATCAGCTTTTGACAACGCTTCAACAACATCAACACCGGAAGGAGGAGAATCGGACACAACAACAGAATCCGATTCTGAATCTTTTTTCGGCGAGTCTCTCTCAGCCTTTTCCTGGGCCGCAACCGTCAACTCACCTTCTGTCATCTCGGGCGCACCCGCAGGCTTTTTCGGGGCCTGCCCTTTGTCGGTCGTCACACCCTTTTCTGCAATCTTCTTAGCCATATCCGACTTCGGAGTGACGGCCTTGATATCAGCAGACGTTGTAACAACCCCCTGAACTGGCCGCTCCGAACGCGGAGGTGGCCCCGTCCGACGGAGAACCCCCTTCTTCTGGAGCGCCTGTATCTCCCGAACGCCAGGCTCGAAAATCTCAACCCTGGAATGAGGGCGCACCGCAACCGACACCCCCTTCTTCACAGGCATCGATTTAGGCGTAGGACCTGAATAGTAAAACCACGGCATATTACCTCCTCACCTCGAATCAGGAGCCTTCCTCGACCCCTTGGTTTGCAGGATTAAACTTGGCGTAAGTGACATGCGGATCGCCTATCAACGCAGGGAATACCCGATCGTCATGAAGATCAACTTCTCCTCGAACTGTAAATGAAATCGTGTAGCTCACTGTCCTCTCCGCAATATCGGCCAGCTCCGAGGTGTTGGAAATTGAAACCTCTCCTGCATCATATTCTCGCACATCACCCTTGCTGTCAACTACTTTGAATATAAACCACGGCGCAATAAAGTGTCGAAGCGCGTAGTGCAACATCAAAAGCGTCTCCTGCTTTCTGCGCCCCATCACCATACAATCATAGGTCATGTCAAACTGAGTGGCCCGCCACTGATTGTCATATTTGGTATAGCCCACCGTCCCATCGGGCAACGTGACCTTCTCAGCATCCTTCGATGGTGCACGCGCAACCCAGGTGTACCAGGGGTGCCGATCGAACGCTGGAGTGTAGTCATTTTGACGAAACTGAAAACACGGCAGCTTGAATTCCTGGTACACATCCTCGGGATCCTGGAACTGACACGGAACTTTGTTGTTTATCTCGGGAAATCCCGAATCAAGGTAAGGAACATCGCAAGCATAGATCGCCCGCGATTCACCATCGACTATGTAATGCTCTATCTCGGCACCGAGGGTCTTCATGCAACCCTCGTCCCAGTCCCGCAGATTGACCGTGCCAATTACTGTCATGCACCACCAACTGCGAACTCAAGTTCGTACCTACTCTTCTGCGTCTCCGCCGTCCGAATCGTCTTCGCCGCCCGAGCCGTCGCCATCGTCCGAACCGCCATCGTCATCCGAGCCGCCACCATCTTGAGTTCCGCCATCGCCGTCGTCATCGTCGCAGCCATCACAATTGTCAAGGGCAATCGCCCCTGCCTCTGCTGCCTGGTTAATGATGTCGAGCGCGCCATCTATCGTATCGTCCTGCCTAGCGACCTTCCTTCTCAGAAGCTCGTTTTCGACCCCTGTCAGAGTCTGATCCAAGGTTCCCAACTTTTCACCTGTTGTCATCATTCCACCTTCAACTACCCTCTTGGGGCAAATGGAGCGAGCGTTCTTGCAAACGCATCACTCTTGTTCAACTGTGTGGCTGTAACATTCGCCACATTATTTGGCAAATCAAATGCACTCTCACGCCCAGTTTGAAGATATATCAAATATCGCCGCATCAGATCAGGCATCGCATCCTTGATTTCCCGAAGAGCAGGGCGCCAATGAGCAACCTGACTCTCACCGTCATAACCAAACTCCGTCCGAAGAATATTGTAACCCACATCTTCGTGAACCACAACACCCACTGCACTCGGTGTTTTCTCGATACTAACATCCCCCGCGCCCGCGCGCCTGAGAGCACTTTCAATCTCACCCCTGTGAGCGTAGATACGGTCCGACAACGCCTTCAGCTCGTCCTCGCGCGCGTTACGGGATATCACCCTCGCCTTTATCTTGCTCGACGCCACA